GCCCCAAAGAGAGGCCCCGCCGCCCCGCCCGGCCGCCGGTGTGGGGGGGCGGAAGCGGAAAAAACAGGCAGCCGGCAGTTGCAGAAAGCCGCAGCGGTCAAGCTGAAGCATCAGGAGATGTACAGCGCGACCGCGCGGCTGGGCATCCGCACCGAACACCAAATCCGCCGCGAAATCCAGCGGACGCAGGCGGCCTACAACCGTTTGGCCAAAAGCGGTGCCGCGTCGCAACGCGATCTGGCACGGGCGGCTCAGGCGACGAAGTCGCGGATTAAAGAATTGAACGCGGAAATAAATGGCGGTGCCAGCCGTTGGCAGCGTGTCGGTTCGGGTTTCAGGTCGGTCGGACGCGGTGTGGCCAGCGCGGCGGCGGGTACGGCGGCAGGGGCTTATGTGCTGGCGCAGCCGGTTAATCGGACGATGGATTTCGATACGGCTTTGCGCCATGCCGCCAATACCATGTATGCGGGCAAAAGCATGAACGAAAAGCGCGCGGGCATGGAGGAAATCAAGAAATCGGTTATGGATGCCGCCTATGTCGGCGGAACGACGCCCGAGGCCGCTTTGGAAGCCATGAATACCATGGTGGCCAGCGGCGCGATGAGCGGCGAGGCCGTGAAAAAACTGTTGCCGACCGTTATGAAAACCGCCGCTGCCGCCAATGCGGAAGGAAACGATATTGCCAATATCATTACCAAGGCTCTGCAGGCGGGGTTCAAAGAGGCGGATATTCCGTCGCTGCTCGACCGCGCGCTGCAATCGGGCGCAGACGGCGGGTTTGAATTGAAGAATATGTCGCGCTGGCTGCCGCAGCAGCTGGCGGCGATGAAAACCGCCGGCATGGGTGCAACGCTGGATAATTTTTCCAGTCTGCTCAATGCCAACCAATTGTCGTTTATGACGGCGGGCAGTACCGACGAAGCCGGCAACAACTTAGTCAACCTGCTGGCAAAAATCAACAGTCAGGATATTGTCTCCAAAGCCGACAAAATCACCCTAAACGGAAAAGAAGGTTTCGACTTCACAGACAAGATGAACGAACGGCAGGCGGCGGGGATGAACTCGCTGGACGCGCTGGTGGACATTGTGGCCGAAATCACGGCCAAGGACGAAAAGTCCGCCGCCCTGATGAAGCAGATCAATGCCGCGCAAGGCGACGAAACCAAGCTGGCCTTGCTGGAAAACCAAAAGGCCTTGGTGGACGGCACGGCCATCGGGCAGCTGGTTTCCGACCGTCAGGCATTGATGGCATTGCTGGCATTGGTCAACAACAGGCAGGAACTGGCCCGCCTGCAGGCAGGCCAGGCCAACGCGGCCGGCGCGGTGGACGGCTCATACGGATTCCTTGCCGAAGGTTCGGGATTTAAAAAAGCCCAATTCTCCCTTGCCAAATCGGAAGCCGAATACGGCGCATTTGAAAAATTCAGCGACCGCATCGGCGGCTGGATGCAGTCGGCTGCGCAATGGATGCGAGGCCCCCCCACCGCGCCCCAACCCGCCCCGCGGGCCGGATCCGGTGCCCCGGCCGCATCGCCCGCCGCTGTGAGTGCCAAGGCAGTCGGCGGCGGCGGTGGCGGGTTTTGGGGTAATTGGGGCAGCAAACTGCTCGGCAGCAAAGCCGGTTTCGGCTTAGGGCTGCTGTTACATTCCGAGGAATTGAATAAAGGCGAAGCAGAATTTGTGGCGCTCCAAAGGCAGTATGCTAAAAAGCGGGCTTCCACAACAACACAGGCTCCGCTCGACAGTCCTGTTTTGAAGGACAGCATATTACAACTTGACCAATCGGCACAAACCAACCAGCAGGCCAGCCAGCAGTATATGCAGGCGGCGGCGGAGAATCAGGCGGCAACGGCGCAGATGACCGGTGCGGCGGCACAAATGACGGCAGCGGCCGCACAAATGCAGGCGGCGGCAGGCAGGCCGATTCCGGTTACCGTTACCGTGCAAAACGGCAACATTGTGGCCTATGTGAATCAGGCGGTAGAACGCAACAGCAGGAAAAACTGATGAGTTGGAAAGATACCTTGCTCGATGCGAGCTTCAAGGGCGTTACCTTTGACGTCATCGACGACACGCTGCGCGGCACCCACGCGCTGGCGGAGCACGAATACCCGTTCGTACAGGGTGCGGACATCGAAGATACGGGCGTATCCGCGATGGATATGGCCTTGACCGCCGTATTGTGGGGCGAAGATTATGAAGGCCGCCTGCAAAACCTGCTGAACGTATTGCGCGAAACGGGCGCGGGCGAATTGATCCACCCGATTTACGGCAGCGTGCCCGATTGCGTGGTGGCAGATTTTGAAGCCGCGCACAACGAAGAAAACCCCGATTACTGCACCGTGCGGATGACCTTTAAGCAAAGTGTCAAAGCCGCGCCGTTTTTTGACCGCGACTTGCCGACGGCCTTGGCCGACGAAGTGGATTTCCTTGCCGACTTGGCCGCATGGCAGGGTTTCGAGGTATTTCAGACGGCCTTGAACAAAATTCAAAAAACGCAAAGCCGCTGGAATGCTTTTCATGCCACGGTATTGATGGCGGTGGGCGTATTGTACGGGCAGGTAAACGGCATCTTCACCGGCGGCCTGAACCTGCTGAACAGCCCGCGCGTGTTGGTGGCGGAGCTGAAATCGGTATTCGGTGCGCTGGCCAATATGCACAATGTCGGTAAAAGCGGGCTGGATGGCTGGCACGATATGGTGGGCGGCGTATCCAAAGCGGCCGCCACGCCGTGGCAGGTCAGCCACCGAACCGAAGGCAGTGTGGCGGCGGTGGATTTAATCCAACGCGCAAAGCCCGAAGACGTAGCCGCCTTTACCGCGCTAACCGCCACCGTGGGTGCGTGTGCACTGGCCGAACAAGCCGCCGATATTTTGGCCGTGCAACTGAACGAGCCGACTTTGACACCTGTGGAAATCTCGCGCCTGCTGGCCGACACCCGCGCCGCCTTGCAGCGTGCTTTGGCCGCCCAGCGCATCTTGGCTATGATGCTGGCGGATGAGGCTAAAGCCGACAAGCTGGCCTATTGCCTGCTGAGGCTGTATCAAACACCGGCAGACAGTGCCGACGACGTGTACCAACGTATCGCCGCGGCCGGACTACTGCCGAAAACCCCTTATCTGGAAACTGCCGCCGCGCTTGCCGAAAGTCTGCGCGATATGGCGCATAAGCTGCAAAAACAGGCGTTTGCAGTCATCAGCCTGAAGCCGCCTTTGGTACAGAAAACCGTTACCCGCGATATCGGCCTGCACCTGCTGGCCTTTGAGTGGTACGGCGACTACAGCCGCTTTGGCGAACTCTTGCGCCTGAATCCGCAAATCCGCCACCCGAATTTTATTGAGAAAGGCACGGTACTGAATGCCTACGCCAGATAACACCGTTACGCTGCTGATTAACGGTAAAACACACGGCCAATGGACGAATTACGACATCGTTTCCGACCTGCTCACCCCCGCCGATGACTTTTCAGTTACGCTCGGCCGCCCCGTCGATGCCAAACCCGATGCGGTGCGGGCGGGCGACAAGGTAGAAGTGCGTGTGGGCGGCGATACGGTATTGAGCGGCCGCATAGACCGCGTGCAGACCGTTACCGAAAAAGGCGGCAAAACCTTAACAATACAAGGCCGCGACGATGCGGGCGTGCTATTGGACTGCTCCGCTCCGCTGTTTAACGCGCAGGATATGGACTTAAACCAAATCATCGAAAAAATCGTCAAGCCTTTGGGGCTTGCCAAAATCCGCATCGATGCCGCCAAAACCGACAAAACCCACAAAGTGCAGATCGAGCCGGGCAGCCGCGCGTGGGATGCACTGCTTGAATATGCCGAGGCAAACGGTTTATGGCCGTGGCTGGAGCCGGACGGTACGCTGGTAGTCGGCGGTCCCGATTACACCGCCGCACCGGTGGCAGAGCTGGTTTTACGGACCAACGGCCAAAACAACAACATCAAGCGTCTGGAAGTAAACCGCGATATGGCCTCGCGGTACAGCGAAGTTACCGTGTTGGCGCAAAGCCACAGCGGCAAAAACAACATTAAAGCCACCGCCAAAGACGAATCCGTCAAACTGCACCGCCCCCTAATCGTAACTGAGCCGGACATCGACAGTCAGGCTCAAGCGCAGCGCAAGGCGAAAAAGCGGCTAGCCGACAGCAGGCTGGAAGGCTTAACAATTACCGCCACCGTACAAGGCCACCGCACCGACGACGGCACCTTGTGGCAGCCCGGTCAGCGCATCAACGTATTGAGCGAACCGGACGGCATCGACGCGGTGTATTTCCTGATGGCGAGAACCTTCACCGGCGGTCGCGGCCAACCCACCGAAACCGTGCTGACACTGAAAGAGGACGGCGCATGGGTATTGGATGCCGACCCGCCGAAGAAATCGGGCAAAACCAAAAGGCCGTCTGAAAGCCGCAAAGCCAACGGCCAAGCAGCCGCCAAACCGAAAAAACGCCGCCAAGCCAAACAGGCCGGGCAGGAAGTGCAGGTGATTTAAATGGATGCAAAAACCATAGACAACCGTATCCAACGGGCATTTAACGGCATCCGCCAAGCCTTCCGCGGCAAAATCGCCCGCGTCAAAGCAGCCGGCGGCGTGCAGAAAATACAAGTGGAAGGTTTGGAAGGCGAAACCGTGCAGGACTTGGAACACGCCGAAAATTTCGGTTTTACGTCGAATCCGCCCGCAGGCAGCGATTGCGTCGTTGTACCGTTGGGCGGTAAAACCAGCCACGGTATCATCGTCACCACCACCAACGGCGCATACCGCATTACCGGCCTTGCCGAAGGCGAAACGGCGGTTTACAACGCAGACGGTGCCAAGATGGTGTTAAAGAAAGGCCGGATTATCGAAATCGACTGCGAAACGCTGAATATCAAAGCACCGGGCGGCGTGAATATTGACGCGCCCAATGTAGGCTGCACCGCGCAGATTACCGCCGAGGGTCAAATCAACGGCAACGGTGGCATGGCGGTGCAAGGCGGCAGCGGCACATCATTTACCGGCAATGTGCAGATGGTCGGCGATTTGGACACTACCGGCAAACTGACCAACAACGGCAAAAATGTAGGTTCGGATCACAAACACTCCGAAACCAACGGCAGCGAAACCGGCGAAGTGGTGTAAACATCTCTCGAACGGCCTCACGCCTGACATCCATCAAAGCAAACCCCAAGCGTCCTTACCTGAAAATAAAGGTATGGACGCTTTACTTAACCCCGCCACCGGCGACTACCAACTCAACCAATCCGCGCAAGGCATCGAAAACGAAGTCTATGTGCGGCTGGTTACCCCGCTTGGCAGCTACTGGGCCGAACCCGCGCTGGGCAGCCGCCTGCACGAATTGCGCCGACAGAAAGACCTGCCGCGCATCGCCGTGCTGGCCAAGCAGTATGCCGAGCAGGCTTTGCAGCCGATTTTAGATGCCCGCCGCGCCCGCCGCATCAATGTGGCCGCCTCTTTGGCACGGCGCGGCTGGCTGCGGCTGGATATTGCGGCGGTGGATGCAAGCGGCCGGAGTTTGAATTTAATCCATGAGGTGCGGCTGGCATGAAAACCAAAAACTTTGAGCAATTGCGCAGCGACTACCTGCGTGATTTGAGCAACCAGCAGCCTGCCGCCCACACCCATCCCGGCAGCGACAATTACGCCCGCGCCACCGCTTTGGCCGCACTGACCGAGGGGCAATACCAGCATCAAGAGTGGATTTTGCGGCAGGTGTTTGCCGATACGGCGGACACCGCCTATTTGGAGCGCCATTGCGCCATGTATCGCATTTGGCGCAAAGCGGCTGACGCAGCGGCGGGCAGCATCCGCATCAGCGGCGCGCCCAATACCGTGCTGCCTGCCGGGCTGGTGGCTCAAGTTGGCGACACCGCCTACCAAACCACTGCTGCCGGCCAAACCGACGGCAGCGGGCAGGCTGTGTTGGCCTGCCACTGCCTGAGCACCGGTTCTGCCGGAAACCAGCCGGACAACACTCCGGCCAAACTGCAAAGCCCACCTGCCGGCATTGAGGCAGATGCCGTGCTCACCAGCATGGTGGGCGGCACCGATATCGAGAGTGATGCCGCGCTGTTGGACAGGCTGCTGTCGCGTTTACGCCAGCCGCCCGCCGGCGGTAATGCCTACGACTATTACCGCTGGGCAATGGACGTACCGGGAGTGGAGGCAGCATTTGTGTATCCGCTGCGGCGCGGCTTGGGCACGGTGGATGTGGCCATCCTCACCGCTTCCGGCCTGCCGTCACCCGATGTGGTGCGGGCCGTGCAGCAGTATATCGACGAGCGCCGCCCGGTTACTGCCAAAAACGTGCAGGTGATGGCGCCGCAACGCGTGCCGCTCAATGTATCGGTGCGCGTATCGCTGACCGACGGCTACACCCTGCCTGCGGTTAAGGAAGCCGCCGCCCGCGCCTTGTCGGCCTATTTTGCAACCATCAAGCCGGGCGACACCGTCTATAAAAGCCATATCGAGGCACTGATTAGCGACACCCCGGGCGTGCGCGACCGCGTTTTGGTCAGCCCGTCTGCCAACCAAAACGCCACCATCACCCCGCACATCCAATGGCTGGCCTTGGGCACGTTTGAGATGACCCTGTTATGACTTACGCTGATTTACTCCCACCCCCCCCCCCCCCCGCCCCGGCGGGCCACCCCCCCCCCCCGGCGGCGCGGGGGGCGGAGGGGGGACGCCGCCATATTCGACGGCGTGCAGGCACAGTCGGCACAGGTGCTGGCTGCCGCCTACGCCCCCACTGCCGGTGGCAACATCACACGCTGGGAGCGCCTGCTCGGCATCAATCCGCCGCAGCCCGACAACTACGCCCGCCGTGTGGCCGATGTACTGTCCAAACTCAACGAGACCGGCGGCCTGAGCATCCCGTATTTCATCCAGTTGGCCGCCGCAGCCGGCTACACCATCACCATCAGCGAGCCGCAGCCTTTCCGCGCCGGTGTAAATCGCGCCGGCGACCGTCTCGCCCGCGAAGACATTATGTGGGTGTGGTGGGTGGACGTGGCCGCCCAATCTCAAACCGTGTGGCGCTTCCGCGCCGGCTCCGGTACTGCCGGCAGCCGCCTGAGCCAATACAGCGATACCGTAATTGGCAGTCTGTTCAACCGCCTCAAACCCGCCCACACCGCCATCCGATTTACCTACCGTTAAAGGACGATTTATGCACCCCATCGAAACCCCCGATAAGACCTTCCACGACGGCGACGGCGTGTCCGAATTGGGCACGATTCTGCCCGCGTGGTGGCTCAACCAAGTGCAATCCGAGCTGCTGGCCGTGTTGACTGCGGCCGGTATCCAGCCGGATAAGTCGCAGCCTAATCAATTACTGGCAGCACTGAATAAGCTGGCTGTAGTTACCACCGGCAACCAAGAAATCGGCGGCGACAAAACCTTTACCGGCCTCGCCACCCTGAAAAAAGGCGCGGTGGTGGCCGACAGCGTGGGCGACTTTGCCGCCAACCAATACCTGCAAATCGGCTCGAACAACGTAAACGCTTATTTTTACAACAAAAGAAGCGGCAAATATTTGTCGATGCGCAACGACGGCGAACTGCGCTATGACGGCAAACGGCTGCTCAATGTGGACGACATCGCCGGCATGATACCCAGCGGCGCCGTGATGTACTTCGCCGGCCAAACCGCCCCCGCAGGCTGGCTCAAGGCCAACGGCGCCGCCGTTTCCCGCACCGCCTATGCCGCCCTGTTTGCCGCCATCGGTACGACATATGGCACAGGCGACGGACGCAGCACGTTTAACCTGCCCGATTTGCGCGGCGAATTTGTGCGCGGCTGGGATGATGGACGCGGTGTGGACCGTGGGCGTGCGTTAGGGTCGGCGCAATCGGACGAACTCAAGGCGCACACACATGGGGGCGTACCACAACGTGCTGGAGACAACGACCGAGGGGGCGCATCATCGTGGTTCTCGATTGACGGTATCGGCCAAACAGAATCCTTTGGCGGCAGCGAAACCCGCCCGCGCAACATTGC